AAATACTCAGCTGCGGCTGTTTCAGCTCCAACGGCATCTATTTGCTTTGTAGCAAACTCAGCAAAGGTACCGCCGTGCCTTTCTTGATCATAATTCTTTTTAGCTGTTACGCCGTCAAACTGTGGCTTGTACAGCTTTGCCCTGGCTATGCCTGTGTCTATAGCTGTGTTGGCTTGTACAACGTCTAACACAACTTTAAACATTATCGGCACTCTTTACAAAACCATATTAGGTTTTCTTTGCTGTGGCTTTTTTGATAGCCAAAAGGATCAAGCTGGCTGATCTTGCTGCACCTGTCGCACGTCTCTACCTTGTACTCAGCTATAACCTCACCGTTTTTAAGTAGCTTGCCTGTCATAGCTTGTACGTTAATGATCTCTGAGTAGTCGCTCATACTTGGGGTTTCCAATCGCCCGCACTTGTAAATACGTACCAAAGCGGCTCACATTGGCTTGCTTTGCTCTTTTCTACACAGCTGTAATTGGCCCAGGCTTTACCTGTTTTAGCACTTGTACCCTCACGCCATACGCGGGCGCCGTGTCGGCACTCAGGCTTAGGGTCTAGCACCGTGGCATTTAGCTCGTTAGCTACGTTTTGTATAGCTGTGGCAATTGAGTTTGTAGCCCAAAGGTCATCTGTAATAGGTGCTACAGCTTTAGCACTTAACGCCTCTACCTTTTGCATATCCTCTTTTGTGCTACGTGCAATACCGCCAGGTGTCAGCAACCCTAAAACGCGGCCATATGCTGAGGTCACACAGTTTTCTACCCAAAAATGCAGGTTTACGCCTCGGTCTGATCTAACCTCTAAGGCGTAATCAACAGCGCTAGGCTTTTCGTCATCGTAATTACGGTAGGCCTCAGCTCTTACCAATATATAACCTTTTGTTATGTCTATGTCCTCAATATAAGCAACCAAGCGCATTGTTGGAAACTCTGAGCGAGCGCGAATAATCCTGGCGTTTACGTCCTCGTAGCCCTCTAAAAAATTAGTCATTTGATTAGCTCAGCATCGCGTAGCGCCTTTGCAATATTGCGCCCTCTTACAAAGCCCTCACCGTGGCCGTGTTTAAAACCAATTGAGTAGCCAATAACCATAAACAAAAAGCCCATACCGCAGGCTCCTAAACCAATCAAAATATCTAAACTATTCATATATCTGCCCTTTGTTAAGGCCGATCAAGCTACTAACCGAGTAGCCCTCTCAGCGTGTAACAAAAGTATGGGGCTAAGCACCGACAAAAGGCAACACGACACGCCTAGCGGGCTAATCTATCCTCTAACAGCATTTGGTAAATCTTATCTACGCGGCTTTCTATACGATCAACGCGCCCCCTGAGGTTGTGCCCGCCGTTTCCGTCAGGGCGTAACTCTGATAGGTAGTACTTAACAAGGTGGCGTATAAGCCCAGCTCCTAGCCCCAAAATAGTACAGCTGCCTAAAGCTATACCAACTAAAAGCTGGGCCTGTTCCATTACTTAGCGCCTATGCCTAATTGCTTTTCGGACGGCTGTATAGCCTTTAGTAGTGGCCCAATTAGGCCAGCTAAAAAGGCATTAGCTAGTACTTTAGGGTCTGAGATACCTGATATATACAGGGCACCCACACACGACAAAGCCGCACGTAAGTACGACAGCGCCGCTGCCTTTAGTTGCTCTTTCATTGTCTTGCTCCTTTAATGCCCCTTAGTTGATCTGTTTGAGTACAAACACCGTATTAGTACCTGATGCAACAATTCCGTATAAGCCCTCATTGTCACCTACAGGTAACTCCATTTTGTCATCAGTATCTAGCTTGTAACCGTTTGCTGTGGTTACGTTGCTAGCACCTATGTACAGGGCACCGCCTGAGTTATGAAGCCATACGGTTTGGTCAAAAGTTGATGCAGCAACCAATAAAGTTGCCGTTGTAGTTACTGATACTTGTGAGCTAGTTGGCATTTTGTAATCCTAACTTTGTAATTAAGGCTGTTACCTTTTCAGGCGTTAAACTTACCTCAAAGTGCATCTCATCTTTGCGGTTTTTGTAATCGCCACCCCAGGTTAAACCATATTTTTTAGCCAGGGCGCGGATCATAGGTACTTTGCCAGCCTCAAACGTGCCCACTTTGCCCAAAGCGTGCTGAGTAGCGTTTAGGTCTATAGCTGTACCTGAGCTGTGGTTGCTTAATTTAGTTGCCTCACCTCGCACCATACGGTAACAGTAGCCCCAATCATCTAAGCCGCCTGTGTCTATTGGCTCAATAAGTGTATGAAACTCAGCGGCAAAACCAACGAGCAACGGTGCAACCTTTTCAGCGCACCGCAGCTTAATAGTTGTACCAGGTACAGGGTAAGACTTTATGCCTATCTCAGCTTGATCCTTCGATGCTGGCCAACCGTTATAACTTGTTTCCATTATGAAAGTAAGAGGCGCGCCTCATCCTCAGTTAATCCCATACGAGCTAAAAGTGCAGCTTTATTAGCGGCTTTGGCGGCTTGCGCTTCATCCTCGGCCTTAGTTTGAGCTAAATCTCTTTGATTTTGAGCTAATTCATCTGCATCCATTTCGCGTTCTACGATTTCGCCTGTTTCTATATTATGTATTTTTATAATTGCCATTTAATTAACTCCGTAAACTACATAATTACCACTAGTAAAGTTACCGCCACCGCTATTAAATAGATTTAATTGGCTAATGGTTGTGGTGTTGTTGTAATATAGAAAACTCATATAATAAGATCCACTTGTAGAGGTTGTTGCATTATTGTTAATGCTTCGCACAAAACCAAGTTTCCAAGTTGCGTCATTGTAAGCATAAATATCAACCACAATAATTCCTTGACTTGCTCCGTTATCTACATCGCTTGCAATATTCCATAAAGTAGAACCAAAAGCAGAATTAGAACTTGCCCAATCTTGCATATAACTAGAGGCCGTTGAGTCATTATTGACTCGTAAACGTAAACTTTGGTTATCTGTTGTAGGACGATAATTTGTTATTACTAATTGGAGATTTTTATAAGTAGATGGAATACCTGTAATTGCTACCGCGGTCCCTGATAAAGTACCCGAGGCCACCGACGTCATACTTCCGCTTGCTGGTGTACTCCATTTTAATCCTGTTGCCTCGGCTGAGTCTGCCGTGAGCACCGTATTATTCGCTCCCACGCCGATACGACTAAAAGCATCAGCCCCCGTACCTGCTACTAAATCACCTTTAGCATCTATCGCCGTTGCCATTGAGTTAGTAACTGTTACGGTGCCTGAGGTACCGCCGCCGCTAATACCTATACCTGCCGTTACACCCTCAATGTCTCCAGTTGCCCCTGAGGCTACCCAAGCTGCACCGTCGTAGTACCATAACGAGTTAGTGTCTTTTGTAAAAGCAAACTGCCCCTCTTGTGGTGAGGTAATCGCTGCATCACGTGCTGCGGTGCTAGCAAACACGTTAATACCTTGCATGAGGTAGCCGTTGGTGTCGGCTGCCGTTAGCACCTCGCCAGTTGTAAAGGTTTTAAAACCTAATCCAGCTGCCATAATTTTGCTCCTTAATAGGCCAATACGCCGCTGTCAAGCAAGCCGTATATGGATGAGTTTAATATAAAGCCGTCAATAATTGGCTCTAAAGTGGTAAGTGTTGTTTTCCAGCTATTAGGCGTAATGCTTTGAGCTACGCCAAACACCTGCAAAGTTTTAGTTAGGGTTGATCCGCCAGGCTGATTAGTTGTAATGGTTACTGGGTCAAAGTAATCAAGGCCTAAAGCTGCAACCGTGCCAGCTGTGTAATTATCTGTGTATAAATCTAGCTTGATTGCATCACAACGTATAGAGGTTTCAGCCCTAGAGGCCACGTAAGCGCGGGCATAATCCAGGGCTACGGCATCGGTTTGCATCAGTAGGTTTTGCTGGTTGTAGCTATGAATAAAGTATTTATCTATGCTGGGCTGGTTTATAGCCGTTTGTGCTGTGCCACCCGTGCGGGTGATCGAAGCTGAGTTATAAACCAAAGTGTCATCAAGGCGCCAAACAGCATCAAAGTAGCTAATATCTGTGCCATTATCGTTAAACACAACAGGGGCTTTACCTGTGCTACCAGCTGTAACGGCTCTATCTTGAAACACAAACGAGCCAGCCGCATCCACGTATAGGGCGCCGTACTCGCTTATCTCTACTGTTTGCATAGCTGCAAGGCTTGTGCGGGCTGTGCCTGGGTCTGCCTGCATAGTTGTTAAACCTGCATCAACATCGCGCATTGTGGCAGGCCAGCCAATTTGATCTAAAATCTCATTTATACGAGTGCCTGATAGGTCACCCGCCGTTGCCCCTGTCACCGTACTAATTTGTGCATTTTGTGCAAGCCTAAAAGCATCCACGGCTGTAATAGTTGTATATACAACATCATTAGCATTTTTGGGTGTAGTGGTTACATAGGTTGTAATAAACCCTGAAAAGATAGGGTAGGTAACGGCGCCGTAGGTGGCTGTAATCTGCACTTTACGCATAGGGGTTAAAAGGTTGTAATACGGTGAGCTAGGATTTTGCGGATTAAAGTCTCCATTTTGATCAACAATACGCATAGTAAGCGTGCCTGTTTGAAATTGGTCAGCCTGTGGATTGCGCCCACGCATAGTTTGTATGCTGTCAACAACATTAGAGACATCCACAATAACCGCCGTTGTGTCGGCTAATACATTAGTACCTAATACGCCTGTATCTAGGATCATAGCTTGAGCAAAACTAGGCCCAGTACTAAAGTTAATAACAGCGTTAATTACTGGGATTGTCATACGGCAATAGCCCCCGCGTAGTTAAGGTTGTTACCAAACCTATTGTTTTGTTGTACAGCTGTTTGTACAACCTCAATAAGTCCGCTTGTCCTATCTATGACCTCTACGGTTACTTTACTGGCTGACTCAGCGGTTCTAAAGGATTGCAGCGCCCCGCTTGTGTCTGTGGTCATACCTAACTTAGCCATATAAAGCTGTAAAGCCACCTCATCAGCTGCATTTTGTTGGTCTAATAAATCTGCAAAAGCATTAGCACGTGCGGTTGCTGCATCTGCATATTCCAAAATTGCCGATACTGAGGCCTTTGCTGCCACTTCTTTGCTTATTGGCTCTATGTAATCTCCTACAGGGATACCTGTGCCTAGTGATCCACTTGTAGCGGGCTTGCTCAAAGATTGAGCATTAGCTACACCCAGCAACCTAAGCATCTCCTCAATTTTAAGCAAAGCCATATTAAGGTTGTTTTGGTCAATAAGCTCTTTAGGTTTAAAGGCATCAAGAATATTTTTAATATCCGTTAATTTAAAACTTTGGCTTTGTAGCGTGCCTAAAATCTTTAAATCAGCATCTAGTTTTGCAGCTAAGCGGGTTGCCGCGGCTACATCCTTGTTGGCTATTGCATCCTCTAGTGCCAACATATCTTGCTTAATTGTCAGGCGTACAAGGTCATTTGCTAGCTGCAAGCGTTGCTGATCACTAGCCGATACGCCCAGCTTGTTAATCTCATCTTGCTTAGCCAATAAGGCAGCTTGTATTTGAATAGCATCAAGGTTAAATACATCCTGGCCTTTACCTAACGCCAGCGCAGCCTTATCTAAAGCCGCCTGGTCTTTCTTTGCTTTGGCTGTAGCAATTGCGCTTTTAGCCTGATCTTTAGCTAATTTAGCAAGCTCTTTATTACGCTTAATTGCATCTAGCTCAGCCTTTTTACTAGCTGCCAAAGCTGCGCGGCCTGTGTCTTGATTAGCCAAACTCATAGGCTGGCTAAAAGGCTGTGGGCCTTTAATCTCTTTTAATAATTTTTCTGCCATTTGTGGGCTAAAATTGCCTAAAACTTTACTTACAAAACCAAAAGCGCCCTTAACTATGCCTGCACCTGGGATAGTTGCTATCTGCTCTTTAAGGTATACAACACTATCTATAAAATTAGCTAAAGACTTAGCGGCGTTTTCTATCTCTGTGCCTACGTTATTTATGCCCTCACTACCTGTTAACGAGTCAATAGCACCTAATAAGCTTGTGCCAATAATCTCTGAGGCATTGGATGAGGCAGCTGCAAGTAAAGACATTTGCCCAACATAAGTATCTAGGCCCGCTTTACCTGATCCAGCAAAACGCTCATTAAGCAAAGCCATAACATCATCAAAAGACATAGCTTTAATTTCAGCTTGTGTAAGTCCTAAGTTGAGCTGTTTCAAGCCTTTTGTATTGCCTACATAAGCCTGACTTAATATGTCAATAGTTGAGGCGTAATCTAAACCGCTGCCGCTAGAAACATCAAAAGCAAGACTCATAAGCTTTTCAGTTTTGGCTACTGAGCCAGTAACAGAGGCTAACTGGGCAAAGGCTGGGCGTAGCTGATCATCAAGCACGCCTGTTTGGCTTTGCATTTTAGATATAAAGCCCTCAGCATCAACAGCTGCATAGGCTAGGCCAACGTTTTTTAAAGTGTTAGCCAATAACCTTTGAGCTTTAATATCCTCGCTAGCTGCCTTAACTGAGGCTTTGCCATAGGCCAAAATGGCAGCTGCGCTAAGGGTTACGCCTAGCGTACGGCCTAAGTTTTTTACGCTACCTGTGAGTTTCTTAGTAGCCTTTTCAGCATCAGCAAAAGACTTTTTACCTAAAAACTGGCTGGCAATATTTATTACTAGATCGGTAGCCATTACGCTGCCCTCTTTGTTAGCTCATAAAAGTTAGCCGCTGAGGTTTCTAAAGCTTTAATAATAGCCGCGTTAGCCCTGCCGTTATCCTCAGCCCAGGCACGGTAAATTAGGCGGCCTGTCTCTTTTGTTGTAGGTCTGCCAACCATACCTTTAGGGCGTGCATTAACTAGCTGGCCTGATGAATTGAGGTTGCTAATAAACTGTTTGCCCGCGTTGGGGTTGGCTGAATTGTTATAGCCCTTACGGTTACCGCCAGCTGGCTCTACAAGGTAGTTGAGCTGATAGGCACCCTGTTTGTAATATTCGCCCGTTGTACGGTAAACCAAACTTTTGCGCTGGTAATTAGGTTGCCCGTCTTTGTTTTTACGTCCAGCTGTCTCATAGATAGCACCCGCAGCTGATTTATTAAGGATACGAGCTAAAGCCACAAAGCCGTTTTTGTTTGGCTTTGAGGGGCTTGTGCTGTAGGTAATGCCAGCCTTAGCTTGTACTGAGTTAAACTTTGGAAAAGGTCTATACACAAGATTTTCTGCACCTGATATTTGTTTAGTCCAGCCTGATAGCACCTGGTTATCACTAGGCACAAAACCACGTGCAACCGAGGTTACAGTTTTTAAAGCTGCGGCCATTTCAATTTGCGTTTGCTTAGATAGATCAGGGGCAAAGCGTTTAAGGGCGAGACGAAGCTGTACGGCCCCCTCTAGCTCTACTGGCATTTTGTAGCTCCTTTGCTCTATCCTGCAAAACTTTAAGCATATTACGTAGCATTACATCATCAAGGTCTAGCAAATATTGGGGCGCGATACCCGTTTCTACGGCTAGCTGCGCTATGAGGTAACCAAAATTACCGCGCCCCACTATTGCGAAGGGTCATCATCCAATACCTCAACCTTAGCTAAGGTATCTAAGAATAACGCTCCAAAAACAGGCACCTCAACCCCACTAGCCCTAAGGCACTCGTGAGCTAAAAAGTACACGTCCGTTTGCTTTTCATCATCTCTAAAGGCTTTATGAAAACCTTTCTTTGCATATAACTCAAAGGCATACTCAATACGGGGCGTTATCTGATGCTCAGATACCGTACCGTCCACCCTTGTTATTTTAAGCTTTGCCATTGTTAGCCCCTTGTCTGTTTAGTTATGGTGCGGTTGTTATTACAATTGGTGAGTTACAAGTAAACGTAATGCTCTGTGTTGACTCATCAGCAACAGCGCCGTTAATGTCGGTTGTGTTGTTAACCAAAACCGTTGTGCTGTATAGCGGGTTAGTTGTTGAAACTACGCCGTTTGTTTGCTTTAGCGTTAGGGCAACTGTTGTACCCCAGGCAGCTTGTAACGTTGCGCGTACTGATCCTGCACCTGAGGCAGCATCATCATTTAGAAAGTCTAAAGTGATCGTGCTAGCTTCAAGGCCTTTTACAAACTTATGAGCGCTGTCACCCATAGCTGTTACCTCTAGCTCATCAAAGCTACGGTTAATTGTTGCGCTTGTAACGTGGTCTGATAGCACTACTGAGTTAAGAGTAGCCACTACGCCGTTTGATAAGAAAATTGCCATTAGGGCTATTCCTCTACTTTCTGTGTTGTTGTTTCTTTTGGTTGGGTTTCTTTAATCTCTTTTGGCAGGTCTTGGCCAATTTTGATTAAAAACGCTTTTTCTTCATCTGTAAGTGCCATTAGTTAGCTCCAGCTCGTTAGTATGCTTATTTGTAAATCTGCCGTTAGATAGTCACCTGCGGCAACGCTTAGTACGCTAGGCGCGCTCACGCTAGTAACATTAAATACAATGGCGCTATTAGCTAGTTTAGTAAAGACGGCTACTATCGTGTCTTCTATGCCGATAAGGTTTGAGGCATTATCAAACATAGGTACGGTCATAATAATCTTAAAGTTGGCCATAGGTGAGATAGTTGCCTGAGAGTTATTGCTCGGGCTGATATAGGGATCCGCAGGGGCAACCACTACGCTGCTACTTTGCATTGTGCTAGGCGGGTAATTAAATACCGTCCATACACCTGGGTTAGCCAGGGCTGCAGCTATTGTGCTGCGTAAGGTAGTTATAGCTGCAGGCATTAGCCGACCATACCCGCAGGTGAAAGATACGGGGCCAAGAGGCCGCGCACGGATGCCATAAGAGTGTTAGACATCTTAAAAGGGCTAGGGCTGTAGCCGTCTAAGCTAGTGCCGCCGTTTTGTGTGCTAAATCTAGATGTCCATATATTTTCTGCCAGCATTAAAGCTGCAGCGTTAATAGCTGGGGTATTGGCGTAGGTAGCCGTTTTTGTATCGTCACCCAACATAGTGCCATAAGGCAGTACGCGCCTAAAGTTTTGGTCAGCTGCAGTTTTTGCATATTGAATAAAGCTATAGCCCTGTGGGAATTGCCAATAGTTAAGCTGCATATTAAATGCAGGCAAGATATTAGCTGTGCCTGTGCTAAATGGAATTGTGCCCGTAATTGTGTAAGTACCGTTAAAAGTTGAACCAGCCCCAGCAATAGTTACCGATTGGCCCGTGGTAAAGATGCCAGGGTTGGCAA